AAAGTTATTAGATAGTAATAGACCTCCTGAAAAATTAGTAACAGAATTCTTTGATCTTGTTAAAAAAATTCATCCTAAAACTGACAGATTACAATTTGAGTCTGAAATGAAACAAAAAAATGCAGGTTTTATTCATACTTTACTTGCTGCAGCTTATATAGGTGCAGCTATTATGAGTGCCACTAAGGCTCAAAGGGATGCATTCTCCTCAGAAATTGTAAATGTGATGGCTGCAAAAACTAATGATTCATCGGCATATGTAAAAGCGGAGCAAGCATAATGGTACAGTTTCACACTAGAAGGAATGCTTTCCTCAATAACAACGATGAGATTTACGAAGTTGTTATGATTGCAGGACAATCAGGTCCTACAGTTTATGTTCCTAAGGGAAATTTAAACGCCTCTACAGATGCATTTGGTAGGCTTAGAATATCAACACCAAATACCGTATTTGATAACTCATTTAGATATAATGATAATACTGAAAAATGGAATCAAAAAATAACTGGCACTGGAACCGTTACTCATAACGCAAATGAAGGTTTGGTGGATCTGACAATTGGCACTAACAGTGGTGATGAAATAATCAGAGAAACTAGTAGAGTATTTCAATACCAACCAGGTAAAAGCCTTTTGTCAATGAACACATTTACATTCGGCGCTGCACAAGAAAATGTAAGAATGCGGTGCGGATATTTTGGTAAAGAAAATGGTATTTACTTTGAAAGAGACGGCGAAGATGTTTACATTGTTAAAAGATCAGCCGTGAGTGGTTCAATAGTAGAAACAAGAGTTCCTCAATCTGAATGGAATGTTAACACACTTGATGGATCTTCTGTTTTATCTCCGAGATTAAAACCTAGAAGATCTCAAATATTTTTTACAGACTTTGAATGGTTAGGTGTAGGTTCGGTAAGAGCAGGATTTGTTATTAATGGACAGTTTATAATTTGTCATATTTTCCACCATGCAAATGAAATTGATGCTACATATATGACAACGGCTACATTACCTATTCGTTATGAAGTTACAAATACAGGAGCATCTACTGGTGCTACACTCAAACAAATATGTTCTACAGTTGCTTCAGAGGGTGGATATTCTGCATTAACTTTAGCACGTGGTGCATCTACTGCATTAACTGGTAAAAATTTGTCACAAACTAGATTTAGACCACTAATCAATATAAGACTGAAATCAGGTAGAACCGATGGTGTTGTTATACCAACAGAAGCGATGGTATATGGTTTACAGCAGGCAGCCTTTAAATTCGCAGTCATAAAGGGAAGTAGTGTGAATAGTCCTTCATGGGAAAGTTTAGATGATCTAAGTGATGTTGAGTATGACACTTCTGCAGATAGCATAAACACTATAGGCACAATTGTTAAAGAAGGGATATTTGTTGGTGATACGAAGGGTGGTTCAACAATAATCAATCTAATGGATATGAATCACTCTTTACAATTATCTAGAGGCATAATTGATTCTGATTCAGCTGGTGACATATTGACACTAGCTGCACTTTCTACAACAAATAATGATGATGCTGTAGGTTCATTAAGTTGGCAAGAGCACTAATTAACTGTGTACATTTAAAAAGAAATAGTGTATAAGAGATATATGGAAAATTTTAAAACACATATCACTGAAAATAAGAATACACATATGACCCATATCGAGGATAAGGTCATTTATGGTGGAGTAAATGGTACACGTCAAGCTATCATGGCTTTACGTGAATTGAGAGACATGTTGAAAGGTGAACATGCTGGTTCTGTTAGTGTTAAATGGGATGGGGCTCCTGCTATTTTTGCAGGCACTGATCCTAATGACGGACGTTTCTTTGTTGCAAAGAAAGGTATTTTTAACAAGAATCCCAAGGTCTATAAGACTCCTGCTGACGTTGACGCTGATACAAGCGGTGATCTTGCTGACAAGCTCAAAGCAGCTTTGCGAGAGCTCCCAGCCTTGGGTATCAAAGGTGTCGTGCAAGGTGACTTCCTTTATGGGCCTGGAGATTTAAGTAAAGAAAAGATTAAGGGTGAGGACTATCTTACATTTCATCCAAATACTATCGTTTATGCTGTGCCAGCAAAGTCGGCTGCAGCTAAGGCTATTAGGTCATCAAAGATTGGTATTGTGTGGCACACAACCTATAAGGGTGACACCTTCGAGTCTATGCGAGCTTCGTATGGAGTTGATGTAAGTAAATTTAAGAAATCAAAGAATGTATGGTCTCAAGATGCCATGCTCCGTGACTTGACAAACGTTACAATGAATAAAAAGGACACAGAGGAAGTCAATGAATATCTATCGCAAGCTGGTAAACTCTTTAACCAAATCTCAGGCACAACCCTTAGAAAACTTGAAAGCTCGCCAGAGCTATCGGGCCTCATTGAAACCTATAATAATTCCTTCGTACGAAAAGGACAAGTCATTGGAGATACAGGACGACATGTATCTGGGCTCATTACTTGGATCAAACAGCGATTCCAAAAAGAAATAGATAAGCGTAAGACTGATGCTGGTAAGTCAGCACAGCAGAAAAAACTAGATGCAATTCTAGACTTTTTCTCTACAAGTAATAAACAATCGCTTAAAAAGATGTTTGATTTACAAAAAGTAATAGTTTTGGCAAAATTAAAACTTATAAATACTCTTAATAAATTGAACAAAATTAAAACATTTGTAAAAACACGTAATGGTTATAAGGTGACAGGAGCCGAAGGCTATGTCGCTATTGACAAACTTGGTGGTGATGCAGTGAAAATTGTTGATCGTATGGAATTCTCATACAACAACTTTTCACCCGATATATTAAAGGGATGGGACAAACCGGGAAGAAACTAATGGCAGTAGGTTTTAAAGATTTTCTAACCGTTGACTATACACAAACAGGTGATGGTCAACTTGCAAAAAACGCTAAGAAGCGTAAGATGGATACAACAGGTGGCAATAATGCCGAGTATTCATCGACTCATGGTCCGTCTAAAACGGATGAGGCCCTTTCCATGGCCCAAAGACGTGCTCGTGCTCGTCAAATGAAGAAGTATAAGACACGAATTGCAATGGGTCGTAAGAGAGCCATGGCAAAGATGGCTGATGCTCCTCGTTTGAAAAAGAGAGCTCAGAAGGCAGCACGTGCAGCCCTAGCTAAAAAACTCACCAAGGGAATACCTAAAGGCGAATTGACTCCAGCAAGAAAAATGGAGATTGAGAAGCGTCTAGACAAGATGAAGCAAAGAGTGAATCGTCTTGCTAAGAAGATGTTACCCACAATTCGGAAAAAAGAGTTAGCTAGAAGGCAAGGTTAATGATTAATTCATTTAGTCAGTTTCTCGTTGAAGAAGAGAAGGCAGTTTATTTTACCTTTGGTAGAATGAACCCTCCTACTATTGGTCATGGTAAGTTACTCGACAAACTTGCTTCAAAGGCTGGTAAGAATCCATATCGCGTGTATCTGTCACAATCATCAGATGCAAAGAAAAATCCATTAGCATATGCAGATAAAGTAAAGTTCGTGCGGAAGATGTTCCCCAAGCATGCTCGTTCTGTAATGTTAAACAAAAAAGTCAAAACGGCTATTGATGCAGCTGTAGCACTTTATAACGAAGGTTTCACTAAGGTCGTAATGATCGTAGGTGATGATCGCCTCCGTGACTTTGATATTCTATTAAACAGATATAACGGTCAAAAAGCACGTCATGGCTTCTATAACTTCGAGTCAATTAAAGTTATGTCAGCTGGACAGAGAGATCCAGATGCTGAAGGTGCTGAAGGTGCATCTGCTACGAAACAACGTGGTGCTGCATCAGATAATGACTTTACGGCATTTGCCCAAGGTTTACCAAAGCAAATGTCAAACAAAGATTCTAAAGCCTTGTTTAATGCAGTCCGCAAAGGTATGGGCCTGAAAGAACAAAAACAATTCCGTAATCATGTACAATTAAAACCTGTATCAGATTTACGTGAAGCATATGTCAAAGATGGGCTATTTGCAGAAGGTGATGAGGTAGTCATTCTTAAAAATGATGTTGTAGGTAATATCCAGCATCTTGGTGCTAATTATGTTATAGTTGAATCAAAAGGTGAAAGATATCGCTGCTGGTTATCTGACATTTCAAAAGTAGATCCTGATCCGAAAATGAACTGGGATGCTGCACCCTATGATGATCCGGGTGAAGATGGTGTTGTAAGAGAATCATTACACGAAGCAGGATCAATGTATAAAGATAAGCCAGACTGGGGAACACCTGAGTCGACTAAAAAGGCTAAAAAGATTACACCAGGCTATAAAGAAGATTTTGATATCGATGATATTACAGCTGACTTTTCTGTTGAAAAGCAAGGTAGCATGACTGTTGGTCTAAGTGACTTACAAGAAGGCAACGGCCTTTGGGCTAATATTCATGCTAAACGTCGTAGAGGCGAACGTATGAGAAAGAAAGGTGAGAAGGGTGCACCTACACCTGATGCTATTAAGTCAGCTCAAAGAGAAAAGACAGAGAATCCACAAGATCCTGATATTGCAGATCGTCCAGGTTCTCAGCCTAAAGCATACCATAAAGGTTTAAGCAAAGCCCAAAAGGTTGCAAGAGATCGTCAATTTAAACGTCAGGCTAAAATGTCTGATGACGATCCTAAAGCATATAAGCCAGCACCTGGTGATAAGACAGCTAAGACTAAACCATCCAAGCATACACTGAAGTTTAAAAAGATGTTTGGTGAACAAGATGCACAAGATATGGCTAAAACAAGAATTGATAGAGAAAAGAAAGTTGATGCACGTAAACATGATCAGATGATGGATCGTGCACGACTCAAAGATGTTCTCAAAAAGAATAGAGAGACAAAGGCATGATTAAATTTAGACAGTTTAATGAAAACACTACTGCACTAAAAAATAAAGCAGAGAAGAGTGGAATGCCTTTAGGTGTTCTACGTAAGGTATATAATCGTGGTGTTGCTGCTTGGAAGACAGGTCATAGACCTGGTACAACTCCTGAGCAGTGGGGTATGGCAAGAGTCAACTCGTTTGTGACTAAATCATCAGGTACATGGGGTAAGGCAGACAAAGATCTGGCAGCGAAAGTAAGAGGCAAGTAATGGCAGTAAGATCAGCAGATAAAAAACCAGAAAAATACATTGGTCCAGACGGTAAGCCAAGGATTCGTATGGTTCCAGTAGATAAAGAAGTTGTAAAGTCTGAATCAGCAAATGCTGCAAAGGCTGCAAGGGATCATATGCAGGGAATGCAAAATGCACGGGCTGATATGAAGAGTGCTAAGTCTGCTGATGCAATGACTAAAGCTATGAACAAACTTCATTTTCATATGAAAGCACACAAAAAAGCTATGGCTGCTATGAGTGAAGCTAAAGATGGTGATGGTGTTAACATTGTAAAGGATCGTCCATTCAAAGGCAAACCTATGAAGAAAGAGCCTGATAGTGGAAAAGGTATTAGCTTTGCAAATATGAAAAAGTCTAAAGTGGCTAAGGATGCTGATGCTAATCCAAATAGAGCTAAGGCTATGGGTGAAGCCAAAGATCCGGAAGAGTATGATAAAGAAGGTGATATGGCTAAGACTCAACTTAAGACAATGATCGATGCTGCTCAAGAACTACACGATCAATTGTCAGATGATGAGAACATGCCTGAATGGGTACAGAATAAAATCACAAAAGCTACAGACTATATTGATTCAGTACGTGACTATATGAAAAATAATGATGACGTAAATGAAGAGACTCAACTAGATGAGTATGGCGGACCACCTATTTCACGTGCTAAATACTTAAAACAAAAGCCAATGAAAGAACGAGAGCTAACACCAGGCGAAATGAAAAAACGTGAGAAATATGCACAGGATCTACCTGATGCAGAATTTAAGAAACGTTATGGCGATCGTTGGAAGTCAGTAAAAATTGCAACTGCCACAAAAATGGCAAAAGGAGAGAAGTAATGAAAACCTTTAAAACTTTCGTGGCAGAGAAGAAACTATCTCAAAAGGATATTAAGAGAGCTCTAGCCAGCATTAAACCACCTAAAAAGAAACCAACTTTGCCTAAAGCTCCTTGGGATGATAAAGAGCAAAAAGAAGCAAAGGTTGATGAATTAAACAAATCAACTCTTGCTAACTATGTCAAAAAGGCAAGTGATGATCGCGCAAAGAATGCTTATGATGTAGGTAAATCTGGTAAGATGAATTATAAAGGGCTTAAAAGACGTCAAGGTATTAATAGAGCTGTTAACAAACTAGCTAAAGAAGAGGCACTTGATGAAGTTCTAGATCGTCCAGGTGCATTAGATAGTTATAGAAAAAAGGCTGATGCAAGCGGTAATAAAGCACGTAACTCTGCTACTCGTAAAATTTTACGAGGTCCAGATAAAGACGGTAAAAGAGCCGATCATTCTGATGAATTAAATACTATGCGCAAGCGTAATAAAGGCCAAGACATGGCTGATAGAGTTGCTGCTAAGCAATTCCGTAAGTCAATCGGTAGAGGTTATACTGCTAAAAATGAAGAAACAGTAGATGAGATCTCTAATGCTAAGATGGGTCAATACGTGCGTAAAGCTGCTGATGATGCAGCAAGACAAGCATCAAAGGGTGATGTAGTAAAAGCTCGTCAAAGAGTCAAAGGCGTAAATAAAGCCATGGATAAGATGGACAAAAACAGATTGTATGGGAGACAATAAATGAAAACCTTTTTCCAATTAAAAGAAGATATGGATAAAATAAAGAAGCCAAGTGCTTCAGAGAGAAGTGTAAGAATATCAAAATCTGGTAGATGGAGCCAATATCATGGTTATGAAGGTGCAGGTGCCACTACTCATGATATGCATGATCATGTCAAAGAGACATTGAAAAAGTATCCTGACCATAAACCACTACACGATCATGCCAAAAAGCATGTAGAACATATTACTGCGCTTCATCATGCGCATATGGCCCTAAAAAAGGCTGAGGAAAATATGATGAACAGTAAACATGAATTTGATAAACACGAACAAGCTGCCTATTTTAAGAAAAGAAATGGATGATTAAGTTTAAGCAGTTCATATCAGAAGAAAAACACCCAGCTCTCAAAAGGGCTGGTGTGTCTGGCTTCAGTAAACCAAAAAGAACACCAGGTCATCCAACTAAATCACACATTGTTGTGGTTAAAGATGGTGAAAAGGTAAAGACTATTCGTTTTGGTCAACAAGGTGCTGAGACTGCCGGTGATCCTAAAAAGGGTGAGTCAGATCGTATGAAAGCAAAACGTAAGTCATTTAAGGCTCGTCATGGTCGTAACATTGCTAAGGGCAAAACGTCTGCAGCATATTGGGCAGATAAGGTAAAGTGGTAATGGACAAGTTTAGAACCTTTATGGAAAAGAAATCTGAGTCTTGGGAAGCTGGTTACAAACGTCGTGTTGTAAAGACGACTAAACCAGAACACAAGGATAAAGGTTATAACTGGAGAATCAAAGGCAAGGAACGTCCTGAGATCTCTATTAAATTATATAAGAGTAAACCATCACAATCAGAGTTCAACAGCCAGATGAAACGTGTGGCTGGTCACGAATTCGGAACACGATAAATAGGATTAGTCATGGCAGAGACAACAGGAACACGACTAGATAGAATCGAATCTAAACTTGATCAGCTAGCTGAAGCCATGATTACATTGGCTCGCGCTGAGGAAAAGTTAGCAGGTTTGAAGCAAGATCATGAAAGATCATTTGAGAGAATGAATAAGTTCTCTGCAAAGTTAGATGATATTGAAAAGAAAGTAGATGATAATGCACGTGTGGTGCAGGTAATTAACAAATTATTCTGGGTAGCAATTGTTGCTGCAGCAGGATCTATCGCAGCCCAACTATGGATGTAAGGAAAGTAAAATGAAAACAGAAGACATTAAAAACATGGCAAGGGCCTTGCAACAGGTCCAAGAAAAGAAACTAACAGGCAATCAGCATAAGATTGATATGGACAAAGATGGTGACATCGATGCCAAAGACTTTGCTCATATGCGTAAAAAGAAAAAGTCTGGTAAAGAAGAAGTTACCATGACTGCTAAGGTTGATTCTGAAAAAGGTGCAACCGAAGAGCAAAAAGAAGCGAAGATCGATGAGATATCGATGGATAAAGCAAGAGCAACTTTTCAAGCTAGACAGAAATTGAAAAACCGTGCTGGTTTGGCCGGTGATACTGCAACAGCTCAAAAGCATCAAGATAAAGCCAGAAAAACTCAAGATATTATTAGAAAACGTAATATGGCAAATGAAGCTACTATGGATACTGCAGCTGGTCGTAAGCAAGCTTCAGCAGAGGCAGATGCACATCATAAAGCAATGGTAAAAAAGTGGGGTGCTAATCACCCAGCAACTAAAGATGCTGCTTCAGCTGCAAAAGCTATGAAGAAAAAAGCTATGGAAGATACAGAGTGGCCAATCTATAAAAAGATTATGGAAAAGCGTGATATGCACACTAAAGGCGCTACTGAACCAGAAAAGATCGATTCAAAAGATTCACCTGGTGGCAAGAAGATGAGACAGGATATCGCAGTTGATGCAAGCAGTAAACAAAGTAACTATGATGAACTAGGTCATGATGATGCATCAAAGGCAGGTCGTATTACTAAAACATCACCAGCACGTAATGGTGATAACAAAGCTGGTGACAAAACTGTAGTGAATCCACCAGAAGACATTACTAAAAAGGCAGGAATGAAAGCTTAATTATAGGAGAATATTATGGCTATTAAACCACCTAATTATCAGAAAGATGCTATCCCTACTGTAAAGGGTTGGAAGCATCCAAAGACGGGTGAACTACTTGTTTCTACTAAATTAAATCAGGGACAAATTGATGAATATCTTGGAGTGACACCACCTGAACCAGAAGCAGTTGTAGTTGACATGCATACTGAAACAGTCATTGATATTGACGAAATGATTCATGACATGACTATTGAAGGTAAACTACTAGCTGCTCAGGCTGCTGATCTACGTTCATTGACTAAACTAGAACTAGAGGAACTAGGTCGTGAGCATGGTATTGAACTGGATCGTAGAAAGAAAAAAGAAGATCTAATTGAACAGTTATTGCCTTACGTAAGTTAGATGGAATTATTTGACACGTTATCTGACGATAACTTTTTGTTGTATGCAGCAAAACATTATTATAAACCGACTGCAGCTGATGCTGAAGAATTTTATGATGATTTGAAAAGATTTACATATATTAAAAGACAGCTGCATCGATATGTAAATACAGGTGAGTTGTCAGAACGACTGTTGTTAAATCATTTCATTGTGATATTTAATGTTTATGGTATTGAGCCTGCACTCAAGATGTTAGAGTTTAAAGTACATGAACAGTATTGGCCCATCATAAAGCCATTTTTATTATTTTTAAAATATATAAGAAACGATCAATATGTGGATGTTAAGATGGACCAATATGTAGTAGATAAGTTAAGGGAAATATAATGGTAGGTGTATTAAAGAGAGCAGGTGACCTGGTCTATACCTTCAGATTTCTGAAGCTGCTTATCACATCATTTGAAGACACTGAGGCATATAAGCTTGGACTTATTGATGCTAAAGGTAAACGTATTAAAAAGGCTGAAACCTCTGACGAGAGAGCAGCCTATACACCTTTTCATAGACTTGTATTCAACATCAAAAAGTTAATTGCAAAAGCACCAGGTGGTAGCACTAAGATCGCATCTTATGCTGCTGCACTCTATCTTTTAAAAGAGAAGTTTAATATAACAGATAAACAACTCAAAGAAGCTATTCAATATGCAGGACTAGATCCACTGGACTTTATTGCTGAGAATACTCAATGGTTTGTACTAGAGGATAAAAGACTGTCACCTGGATCTTATAAAGTACTTAACGATAAGATGATAAATAGTACATTAGATGAGGTTGTCTATAAACGTGATATGGTAACTGTAGGTGAATCCTGCTATCCTGTTGGTGATGTATTTGGTCTTGATGTATATGAAGTAACACATTCACGTACAAGACAATCAATATACGTAACGATCGGAGAGTTGGCACGATGAAGCCAAGATGGAAGAGAGCTGGTAACGATGGTGAGGTAGAGACTACTCACAAAGGAAAGACCTGGCGTGTTCGTAAGAACTACGACCATAATGATCGTCATACTGGTGAATATCGTATTGAGATTAAAAAGAAGAATCCTTATGGTGGACATGACTGGCATTGGCATGACACAGTTTATGGTAAGGCACATGCTAAGTCTCGTTTACCTGAATCAGTAGATTGGGTTTGTGGCAAATGTAATTGCGATCCATGTACTTGCGGTGAAGTACATGAAGATGCAGCAGCTGTAAATACGGGATCTATTCCTAATCCAGCACAGACTGCTATGGGTCCATCTCGTATGCCTATACATATATACAGACGTCGTGTTGGTCAAGAGATTAATATGACTGATCGTAGAAGACGTAAGGACAAAACACCTGTATTACTGAAACGATTTAGGAAGTATATGGATGGCTAAGTTATATTTAATGTTATTCTTAATGAGTATTCTGGGTAGCGTTGGTTACGGCGGATACTCTTACTATATGTGGTCACAAGAAACTATTGGAACACTACGAGAGAATAATGTTAAATTAAAATCAGCAGCTGAGACACTACAAAACACTGTAGAGACTATGGCAGCTGATGCTAAAAAGAATGAACAACTAAACAAAGATCTTACCAAAAGATTACAACAATCACAAGAGCACCTTGATAAACTAAGAGGTGTATTTGCTAAAATTGACTTGACTATGGAGGCATTGACAAATGCACAAGGACTCGAAGACAGGGTTAACGCAGCAGTTGAAAAGCTTATTAACCGGATCGAAAACGAAACTACTCCTCCTAGCGATGAGCCCGTTGATACTGACAGCGTGCGGGAGAACTCCGGAAGCGGAAGTAGTAGTAACGACTGAATATCAGAAACAGAATATTCCTATTCAGGAAAGACCGAAGGCAGTACAATTTCCTCCGGTTGATTGGTTTGTTATTACAGAAGAAAACCTTGAAGAAAAGATTAAAGAGATTCAAGGTAAAACTGGTAATACAGTAGTATTTGCTATCACACCAAAAGGATACGAGAATCTTGCTCTTGGCATTGCAGAATTGCGTAGATACGTTAAGGACCAACAGGCCATCATCGTATACTATGAAGAGGCTCTCACAGAAGAGCCGGAAAAAGAAGAAAAATAAGAATAATATTTTTTTTATTTCGCGGCTTTTTAGGGTTTCCTAGGAAGCCGTTTTAATATATAATACTACCTAAAATCAAAGACAATATGAAAGACCCGATCCGCATAAGTGCGTTATGCGGTATTACTATTTTTATTCGAAAGAGGTGTTAAATGCTCAAACTGGTCCCCAACAACAGAGATTACGATCTCCGGGCTGTTATGTCCGAAACAAAGTTTTATGAAGGCTATTCAAGATGGGACGACGAAAAAGAACGATATGAGACTTGGGAGGAAGCTGTAACTCGAGTCATGAACATGCATCGGGAGTACTATAAGGAAAAGATGACTCCTCAGCTAGGCCAACTAATCGATGAGGCTGAATCACTATATAAACTAAAATACGCTTTGGGTGCACAACGTGCCCTACAATTTGGTGGTGAGCAGTTACGTAAGCACCAAATGAGAATGTATAACTGTACATCAACTTATGCAGACAGACCACGCTTCTTCTCAGAACTATTCTATGTTCTATTGTGTGGTGCTGGTGCAGGATTCTCAGTACAGGATCACCATGTAGCAAAACTACCAAACATTGCAGAACGTAAGAAGCAAGCCAAAGGTTGGGTCGTAGAAGATTCAATCGAAGGTTGGGCTGATGCACTTGGTGCTCTTATGTCCTCTTACTTTGTAGGTGGTGGACAGTTCCCAGAGATGGAAGGTCGTAAAGTTTACTTCGATCTGAATAATGTTCGTCCAAAGGGTGCAATGATTAATGGTGGATTTAAAGCACCTGGTCCTGAGCCTCTACGTAAATCACTTGACAAGATTGAACATTTGATTCAGTCTCGTGTATTAAAAGGTGAAACACGTCTACGTCCAATCGATGTGTATGACATTGCTATGCATGCAGCCGATGCTGTTCTTGCAGGTGGCGTACGTCGTTCTGCTACAATTTGCTTGTTCTCACCAAATGATGAGGAGATGATTAATGCTAAAACTGGTAATTGGTTTATCGATAATCCTCAACGTGGTCGCTCTAATAATAGTGCTGTTATTGTTAGAGATGAGATTACGAGAGAAGAGTTCAAGAAGATTATGGGGTCTATCAAAGAGTTCGGTGAACCCGGTTTTTACTTCGTCGAGGACAAAGACTTTACAACCAATCCTTGCGTTGAGATCGGAATGTATCCGCAGCTTGAAGGGGTAACTGGTTGGCAAGGATGTAACCTAACTGAAATCAATGGTGGTAAGTGCACATCAAAAGAAGAGTTCTTTAAAGCATGTCGTGCTGGTGCCATCATGGGTACACTACAGGCTGGATACACTAGCTTTAAATATTTGGATGAAACAACAAAGGCTATTTTTGAACGTGAAGCACTACTAGGTGTTTCTGTAACAGGATGGATGAATAACCCGGAGGTACTACTAGATGCAGATATTCAGCGAGAAGGCGCAGACATTGTTAGAGCTGTCAACAAAGAGGTCGCCGAACTTCTTGGAATTAATGCTGCTGCCAGAACGACCTGTGTTAAACCCTCAGGAAATGCTTCAGTACTACTACAAACTTCTAGCGGTATTCATGCTGAGCACAGCCCTCGTTATCTTCGCCACATCCAGCTGAATAAAGAGTCAGAAGTTGCACAACTTATTGCTGAATCAAATCCTTATATGGTAGAGGAATCAGTATGGTCCAGCAACAACACAGACTACTGTGTGGCATTCCCAATTATGTCACCTGAAGGTTCACTATACCGTGAGGATCTATATGGCAAAAATCTACTTGAAAAGGTAAAGCTAGTACAACAAAACTGGGTAGAGGCTGGTACAAATCCAGAGCTTTGTGCAAACCCAGATCTTCGTCATAACGTTTCAAATACAGTAACAGTCATGCCACATATGTGGTCAGAGGTAGAGGATTATGTATACGACAACCGCCATAGTTTCGCTGGTATTAGTTTCTTGGCTGGTTCTGGTGATAAGGACTTTGCACAAGCACCAAACACTGAGGTCAAGACGGAAGATGAGATTGTAGCAACTTATGGTAAGGCTGCATTGTTTGCATCGGGTCTTATTGTAGATACTCGTAAGCAAGGATTTCGTGATCTATGGGAAGCAACACAGATTGCTCAAATGGATGAACAGTATCGTGGTGAAATGTCAGATCTCAATAAAGAGTGGATCCGTCGATTTAATAAGTTTGCAGAAAACTATTTCATGTCAGATACTAAAGAAGCTGAGTACTGCTTGAAGGATGTATTCTTACTGCATAAGTGGACAAAGATCCAACAGAATATGCAACCTATCGATTTTGTATCTCAGTTGAATCAGAAAGAATTTACTGATATAGATACGATGGGAGCGATTGCATGTCAAGGTGGTGCATGCGAGATAACATTCTAAGGAGATTACATGGAAACTGAATATTGGACTGAATGCGAAGCATGTGAGACAGAAACACAAGTCCTCGTGGTTGACGAAGAAGAGATTCCTCAATATTGTCCAATGTGCGGGTTCTCGGTAGACTACGAAGAGTTCGATAACGACTGATTATAAATAGCTCCGAAAGGGGCTATTTTTTTTATGCATAGTTTCAAAAATTACATAACAGAAAAAGTTGGATCATTTACAGCATGGCATGGATCTTCAGCTAGGTTTGACAAATTCGAAAAAGTCAAAGCTCATACTGGATCTGGCGGTGCCGCATATGGTTCTGGAATTTATATTTCTAAAAATATAGATGTAGGAAAGTATTATCAAAAACTTTCTAAAAGTAATACCTCAACTTTATATAAATTAAAAGTTTCA